ATGTCAATATGACATCATGATCACAGAACCAAGTGGTGACAAGTACTATTTAGTTCAAGGCAGAGCGTTTATCGATCCAGGATTCACAGGAGTGCTCTGATGGCTCAAGTACACCTAAATAAAATTTCCAATCTGGTTAAAGTAACTGAAACTCCAACAATAGTTGAGGTTCAGAAACAAACATCACAGGTTGTTGAAGTAACAGCTAGAGGCCCGCAAGGCCCTCCGTTTGCCGGTAGCACATTCTTTAATACCGCTGCAATTGGTGCCCTGACATCAGGGGATGTTGGACAAGTGCTCGAATTTGATGGCACCCAGTTCTCTCCAACGAATGAACTAGAGAACGACCTAACAATCACTGGTGGTAATTTCTAATGGCCGTAACACTCAAGATTAAGCGCCGCGCAAGCAGCGGTAATGCTGGTTCACCAGCCACTCTCAAATCGGGCGAACTGGCATTCAACGAAAATACATCTGACAAGCTTCTTTACTACGGTTACGGTGATGATGGCTCGGGCAACGCTACGAGCATTGTTGCCATTGGTGGTGCAGAAATTCCGAATGCGGGTCTTGCAAATTCTGCCGTAACTATTAACAGTAATTCGGTTTCACTTGGTGGAAGCCTGACGCTGGATAGCGATGATATCGGAGAAGGTTCCACAAACCAATATTTCACAAACACAAGAGCACGCGGTGCAGTTTCAGTTACTGATGCCGGAGGAGATGGTTCCCTCGCATACGACAGCAGTACAGGAGTTATTACATACACAGGTCCATCCTCTAGTGAGGTTCGGGCGCATCTAAGTGCAACTACTGCAAGTGGAATTACTTACAACAGTTCAACAGGTGTAATTGCATTATCCGCCGTACCAAATAGCTCACTTGCAAACTCATCGTTAACCATAAATAGCAGCTCAGTATCACTCGGTGGGAGCCTAACGCTTGACACTGATGCTGTTGGAGAGGGCTCGTCGAATCTTTATTTCACAGACGGAAGAGCACAAGCTGCTATCTCCGTAACTGATGCAGGTGGTGACGGATCACTCGCGTACGACAACTCTACGGGTGTAATCACATATACCGGCCCATCTGCCGCTGAAACACGAGCACATATCAGTGCTACTACCAACACTGGTGTCACCTATAACAGCGGTACTGGCGTGGTGGCTTTGGCCTCCATTCCAAACAGCTCACTCACGAATTCCGCTGTAACGGTCAATTCCAACAGTGTGAGCTTGGGGGCTGCCATCACTCTGGATACAGACGATGTTGGCGAAGGATCCACAAACCTTTACTACACCGATGCACGTAGTCGAGCAGCATTGAGCGGCTCTGGTGGCGTTGTCTACAACAGTTCTACGGGAGGTTTCACGCTAGGGAGCATCCCTAACTCAGCTTTAATCAATAGCTCCATCACTATCAATGGAGTTGAAACCCCGCTCGGCGGTTCTACAACAACGACCACAGTAAATACCGGCCTGGGGTCAACAGTCACTCTTCAAGGTACTGCTGGGGAAGTTTCAGTTGCTACGAGTGGAACCACATTTACATTCGGTCTGCCAGACAGCGTAAACATCACAAACGACCTTGCGGTCGGTGGGGATGTCACAGTCACGGGCGATTTGACTGTGAATGGTGCTCTGGTATCGCTGTCGACGACCGAAGTAAAGGTAGAAGACAAGAACATCCTACTGGGCGATACAGCAAGCCCAACTGATGTAACCGCTGATGGTGGTGGTATTACGCTTAAAGGAGCAAGTGATTACTCAATTACTTGGGTCAATGCAACCGACTCCTGGACGTTCAATCAGAATATCAATGTCACAACAGGGGGACTAAGCATTGGTGGCACTCAGGTTATTAACGGCAGTCGTGTCGTAAGTAACCTCGCAATTACTGGATCGGGTAACACAGTAGATAATGTGACCCTAGATGGGGGAACATTTTGAAACTTAATTAGGACTTATGTCAACTACTATTAAACACATTAGGAGTTCAGTCGCAGGACGAACTCCCACCACTTCTCAGCTTCAGTTGGGAGTGTTGGCAATTAACACAGCAGATGGCAAAGTCTTTATCAAGAAGGACGTAAGTGGTACAGAGACAATAGTAGAAATCGGCGGTACAACTGCCGCCGAAATTCTTGCATCACTATTAACAGTTGATGGAACAGGTTCTGGGTTAGATGCAGATAAACTCGATGGACAAGAAGGATCATATTACCTCGACTACAACAACTTTACAAACACACCATCTAATTCAGCAGCGGGGCCTATTGCATTAACTAAGTACACTATAAGTACTAACATTACATTGGCCAGTGGCTACAATGGTTTATCAGTCGGGCCTGTAGAGGTGTCTAACGGTATAACTGTTGAAGTGCCTCAAAATTCATGCTGGCGTATTCTTGACTAGAAATGGCATACGGATCTGTAAAAGTTGATTCATTAATTACCAGTACAAAAACGGTAACTATTGATGACATGCTGGATGGCTCAGCCAGCACTGTTACTAACACAATGCTCGCGGGAAGCATTGCCAATAATAAACTTGCCAACTCCAGTATTTCCCTCGGAGGAGTAGCCGTAAGTCTTGGAGCTACAGATGCAACACCTGCGTTCAATCTGAGTGATGCTACTAATTACCCAACATCATCGCTTAGTGGAACAATAACAAATGCACAGCTTGCTGGAAGTATTGCAAATAATAAGCTCGCCAACTCTACATTTTCACTTGGGGGAGTCACGGTAAGCCTTGGAGGTACTAACGCAACACCTGCATTTGACCTTAGTGATGCTACTAATTACCCCACGTCAGCCCTCAGCGGCACAATTACAAATGCTCAGCTTGCAGGAAGCATTGCAAATAGTAAACTTGCAAACTCTAGCGTTTCACTTGGAGGCGTAACTGTAAGCCTAGGTAGCAGCGACTCAACACCTGCATTTAACCTTAGTGATGCTACTAATTACCCCACGTCATCTTTAAGTGGGACAATTACAAATGCTCAGCTTGCAGGAGGCATTTCTAATAGCAAATTGGCGGGGAGTATTGCTAATAATAAACTTGCAAATTCCAGTGTTTCGCTTGGTGGAGTCACGGTAAGCCTTGGTGGTAGTGACTCGACACCAGCATTCAACTTAAGTGATGCCACTAATTATCCAACATCATCTCTTAGTGGAACAATCACAAATGCCCAGCTTGCGGGAAGTATTGCTGACAGTAAACTAAGCACAATTACATCAGCAGGCAAAGTTAGCGGAACTGCTATTACAAGCGGGACACTAAGCACAACAGGCTCAATCTCAACAACGAGCACTGTCGCTGTCGGAAGGGCAAGTGCTGGATCAAATACCGATTTAGATGTAAATGGAACCTATGTAGGAAATGTCGTATCTACTGCTTCGACCATAGACTGCTCAACAGGGAATTACTTCACAATAACTGTAAACGGTAATACTACATTCGCATTTAGCAATGTTCCATCGAGCAGAGCGTACAGTTTAACTCTAGAAATTACTCACACTAGCGGAACAATTAGCTGGCCATCGTCAGTAAAATTTCCCGGTGATACTGCTCCTACACTGACTACAGGTAAAACACATGTATTTATATTTCTCACAGATGATGGTGGCACAAGATTCCGCGCTGTTGCAGTAACAGACTATACAAACTAATTGCGATTAATAGGTTCAACACTTAATGAAGAACCTAAATAATCAATCGGTAATACTATTAAATCTCCGGCCATTGGACATCCCAAGGGAAGCCAGGTTGCGCTGGAACATCACGTAACTGCTGGCGATATGTAGTCCATACTGATGCGTCAACAGGGGAATCAGGAAGTTGTGTCCAGTCAGTTTCCGCAAGTAAATCATCTCTCCTACTACGAACGGAAAACGCTTCGCTTTCAGTGCGCTCTGCAACTTCTTCTTGAGTAGCTTGAAGGACTAACCATTGCTGGATCCAAGAACCATCGATGAAAACTGGAGTAGATTCCTCGATATATTCATTGAGCGTGTCGTAAGCGGGTTGATCAGTCTGCTCTACAGGGAAGACACCCCAATCGGCAAGCTCAGCATCGCTGATATTTTTGGGAAAACTGGTGTTTGGATTATCTCGCTTAAGGAGAGCAACACTATATGGATAAGTAGTTAAAGAACCGTCAGTCGTAAGAATGTACATGGAATTAAGGAGTTAGTGAAACAAGAGTCATGCCACCAGCATGGCCGATAATAATACGATTGGTATTTGGTACTGGCCAAATACCAGTAGCCGAATTGGATGAATTACCAATTGATACTGATTTAATCGTTGTGCCCAGGCTTGTACTTCCAGGGGTGTATTCGCGAATTTTCAAGGTCGTGCCGACAACATAGGCAAGGAGAAGTTTTCCACCTTGATACCCAATCTGACTTAAAGCTCTAGGGTCATCACTACCAAAACTGATTATCGTTGCGCTGGTATTACTACTCACGTTTGAGAGATCTAAGTAAGCAACAATATAGTTGGATACTTGGTTTGTCTTGCCCGAACCTTCGCCCCAGTGAGCCATTCCATGAGGGTAAATGCTATTACCGGGCATAGGAAATCCAACTTGACTTTGTGAATTCAAAAAATGGTGCTGCCCTGTAAATTGTAGTGATGGTGATGACCCGCCATCAGTAACTCTAACCTTTAAAATTTTATATCCATCCGACCCACTGCCTGAAGCTCTGTTGTATCTGACCATATACCAATGATCTATTTTTCCATCACTATTTCTTACTGCACCTAAGAAGTTGGCCCTGTCAACATTGAAGCCTGTATCTTGACTAGAGCCATCATGAATGGAAAATATACTGTTAGAACCACCAAACAACGGGCTGTTGTCATCATCCAAACTTTTGCACAATAGCAAAGAGCCTTCACCACTTGAATAGATACCTAGCTCGTCATAACCACTGGCAGCAAACATATTTTCACCAGAAGATATAGCAGAGGCAAGTCGATGTTGAGCACTAAAGTTGAAAAAGCTTCGTTGGAAGGAGGCATCACCATCAGGAACAATACCACATTTGTAAAGATAATTAGATCTGGACGTGTTGGTGTTTATTTGGGTGCTAAAACCTCTACCTACACAGTGAGTACCCGTAGTATCAGTAAAAAATGCTGTTCCAATTGTTTCAGTTT